CTCCCCACATAGGATTCCACTCGTAATTTAAATGATAAAGTACAGTTATTCTATCATCTCTTTCACTATCTTTATGTATTACATCATCTTGGTTTGCTGCTTTAGCTCCTAATTGTATTCTTCTTAAATCATTTGGTAATGCTGGTATTTTAGTTCTTACCATTTGATATATTACTGAAGCAAGTGTTTGTGATCTTGTATTTGTACTAACTCCATCATTTAAATCAAATAGTGTTGTACCAGCAATTTTGTGTGCTGAATCCATAGATGACATACTTAATTGCCAACAAGCTTCCTGTGTAATAAGTTCATAGCACATTTTGTGTAAATTATCAGGTAATAAATTATCTATTATTGTTACATCTTTTGTCATAGTTTATACTCAAAATTTTGTGTGTCTTCACTTACTTTAATTTGTTTAGCACCATTCTTTATATGAAAGTGTGTGGCCATAGGTGTAAGTGGTGATAAAGTCACTAATCTTTTATAGTTATTCTTAATTATCCATTCTCTTAATTTTATTATTATCTCTCTACCTGCTCCTCTTTTCCTTGACCAGACCGTGTATGCTATAGCAATTTCGCCTCCATCTATCCTAGACATATAATCCATTTCTCTTACGGTGTATGGTATTTCAGGACAAAATGCTACACAAATAATTGCCTCTATCTCATTATTATATTTTAAACCAAATATTTTTCTACCGTGTGTAATTCTAAAACCTAAAGTTAATTCAGGTCTAACAGGATCCTCTGTTACATCTATGTCGTCTAGTAAAACAAGGTCAGTACCCTTAACCCATTTGAAAAAATCGTTAATATTATCTTTTAATATTTTCATTCAAAAAAACTTTCTAGTGATGCTTTCTTTTCATAATTCCAGCCTATTGAGTTCAATATAAAACTTAATGGGTCTAAAAATGTTTTTTGAAATTGCATATTGTAATCAATATAGTCTTTCAATTTAAACTCATTAGGTAATTTAGTTATATAACTTATTACATCAAACTTAAATGGATTAGGTTCTAGTAATTTTATAAACTTAATCTTATCACCTTCTTGTATCAAAGGATATTTATTGGTTAATTTAAACTGTTTTATTTGATGATTATAAATCAAAGCACCTTTTACGTGCATTGGCGTTCCTTTGATAAACACACTACTAGCATGGCTGTATTTAGCCAAGTTATTACAAGACCTAGGAAAAGATATTAGCTCAGCTTTCATATTAAAAAATTCTTCTTTAAATTTAGAAACAAAATTAATCAAAGTATTCTCATCTTTTTTCATTATAATATTAATTGCTTCTTTAATTTTACCTCTACAAACTTCAGGCGTAGATGACTTAACAGCTTCAATACCCATAATCTTTAATTTAGGTTCTTCATATGTAATGCCTTCTTCATCTAATACATTTAACATATATCTTTTTTTAGCAGTCCATATACCTTTGTCAGCAATCACTCCTCGTTTCATAACCATTTTATTACCAACTGCATTTGTATAATCAGCAAGTTCTTCAAAACATTTATTTAAGAAAGGTTGTATTCTACTTTCCACAACTTTATTTACAAATCTTAATATTTGTTCTTTTGATTTACCTTGACAAGTTTTTTCAACAAGTTTATCTAAACAAAGATAGATTGAATCTGTATCTGAAGCAACAATATAATCAACTTGATCGTGTGTTTTCATAATTTGATTTACATATTCATTCACTTTGTTTTCAATAAATCTAATTACAAACTGACCAGAAGTAGTAATTGCTGTTGCTTGTCTTACATCATAGTATCTAAAATACTGATTACCTATTGCACCATAAGCTGAGTTCAATGATATTTTCTTTGCCCATTGTATATTATGATACGTTGCTATCTTTTTTATAAGTTCTTTGTCTTTTGTTTTATTATATTCTTGTTTTGCTTGATAGTTTAAATCTTTATATTTAACTCTTTCATTATACATTTTTTCTAATAGTCTAGGTAAGAAACCAGGTCCATCTGTTTTAAACATAGCACCATTAGGTGTAATACAAGCACCTTCTGTTTTTAAATGTGATAATGGTGTAGATTGTTTTAACATTTTATCTACTGATATACCATTTGATTTCATACCAATAATTTTTTCTGGTGAGATATTATACTGCATAATTAAATGTGGATATAGTGAATTAATATCAAAAGAAACAATCCAGTTATGCATACCTGTTAATGGTTCTTTTACATAAGCGCCATCATATTTTGTTTCCTTAACATTGTCTTCCTTTGGTGGTACAACTATATTCTCTTTTCTCAAAAAATTATATATTAACATATCCCACATTCTAACCTGGGAAAATACATCATTATAATTTACTTTTGCCTCATACGCCATAGTCAATACTAACTCAATAAGTTTAAGTTTATCTTCTAGGCCATCAACAATTTCAACGTCTTGTATGTTATAATCTATAAATGATTGAAAGTCTTTAGTGTACCATTCTCTAAACGTATCATAAGGCATTTCATCTTTACCTTTACCAAGTTCTACTTTACCTATGTAATCAAGTTTATAGCTTTCTTGTCTTGCTGGTATAAATTTTTTATATAAATCTAAATAATCTAACATCACAATACCAAATATATTGTAATGTGTTTGTGGTCTACCTCTTACGACTATCTGTTCTCTTTCAACTAAATTCCAAGGTGAAAATCTTTTAATAACTTTTTCATCTGTTAATGATATGATACGATTAAGTAAATAAGGTAAATCAAAAAATTTTGTATTCCAACCTGTAATTACATCTGGATAGTTCTTCATCCAAAATTTCATAAACTCCATAATAAGATGTTTTTCTGACTTACATCTTACATAAGTTACATCTGTTCTATCTGTTTTAAATTCACCTGTACCCCAAGTTATAATTTGTTTGTTGGATTGATTTTTTACTGTGATTGCTAGTAGTTCTTCAATAGGATTTTCTACATCTGGAAAACCATTTTCTGCACCACACTCTATATCAAGTGTGAATATTTTGATATGGTCTTTAGAAAATTGCATATCATTAGGATAACTATCAGAAATATATTGATATTGGTATCTGTCCATACCAAAGATTGGTGCATTATCTAAATTGTAATTCTTTTTAAACTCTCTTGCTTTTGAAATAGATTTAAATGTGATAGGTTTTAAATACTGACCATTAAGAGTTTTATGGTTAGTTTGTTCCTGCGTCATAGCGTATAACGTAGGACTATAATCAATCTTCTCTTTAAACTCTTTACCTTCGTGTATACCACGAACCAAAAGTTTACCTCTATGTTCAATTACATTTTTATAAAAGTTCATCATCCTTCAAATGAAAAGTTACATTATCAAGTTCTTTAGTTAATTGGATTTGACAACCTAATCTACTAATACCTTTTTTATAACCTTTCTCATACTCTAATAATTCTTGTTCAGGTCTATCATAATCTATTACACCAAGTTTGTCAACCCAAGCATTACCTACATAGACGTGACAAGTTGCACAAGCACAACAACCACCACAGTCGCCTGGTATTTCATCCAAGTTTGCCTCTTTAGCTGCCTCCATTACAGTCCAACCAATTGGCACCTTTACTTGGACTTTTTCATTATTTGTCCGTATAAAGTTTACTGTAATCACTAACTATCTAATTTTGGTAACTTTGTTTCTGTTATTAAACTGCTATTTGGTTGTAAAATACGACTTGTATTTTGAGTATAAGATTTTAATATTTCCTCTTTTGGTTCTACTAAAGAAATAATCTTATCTGCTTTGATTGTTATAGTGTCGCTTTTACTATACGGTGCATATGGCGTCATCATTAATTGCACAGGTTTTCCTGGACCTAATTGTTGAGGTATGATAACAAATGACTTATTTAAACTTACACCTTGGTCATTTTCACCTATCTTGGCTATGACATCTTCGCCTGTAACCAATCTTAATATTTTCACTTCTGACATAATATCTCCTATTTGTGTTTCATTATATCATAACTTGACGCATCTGTCAATGTTATTTCTCGTCATTGTCTTCTTTATCTGGCTCAAAACCTACTTTATCTGGCTTTCCTTTTTTATCAATTGGCCTCAATCTTCTACTTAATACGAAAGTTCTATTAGGATTGACACTCAAATTCATTAATCTCATTAAATCTCTATTGACCAATAGATCAGAACCTGATCTAGGTCTTTGGTCTAAACCTACTTCTACACCTTTATATGTAAAACCATTAAATGTAATATCCATCAATATAGTAGGTCTAATTTCGGATGGCTCGTTTGCTGCATTTGATCTGAACACTTCACTTTTTCCGTGTCTAGGTTTACTATAAGTCTTACCATTATATTTCCATTTGACAATTTTACCATCGGATATAATTTCATCAGCGTGTAATGCACAAGCTTTGGAACCATTACCAGTATCAAATTTACATCTTACTTTACCAACTTCGTCTAGGTCAATTGTTTCCAACCAACCACATTCTACAAGTGATTGTCTATCCCAATGTGCTCTATCTTGTACCCAATCTATAACATTGGACATCATTTTTTCACCATCTATTCTACCAGCTGGTTCTGAATCTGAATAGTAATCTTTGTGTTGATAACCTTCGTAATCAGCTCCTGATCCTGGACTACCATTGATTTCTAGTAAGTAAGGTTTACCTTTATGTATAATATGGTCAACACCAACCATATATGCTTTAGATGCTCTAGATGCTTTTAAAACTAATTCTTTTTCTTCTTTACTTAATATATATGGTTCTGCCTCTGCACCTCTATGTGTATTTGATCTGAAGTCATAACTGCTGTGACTTCTTTTTGTACTAGCAAATATTTTATTATCAACACAGAAAGTTCTCACATCAAAATCACTAGGCATATATTCTTGTATTAATACTTCTGCCTCTAGTTTCCACATCGCTTGTAGTGTAGCTACAAGACCTTCGTAACTTTCTATTTTAATTACACCAACACCTTGAGTTCCTGTTAATGTTTTTAAAATGATTGGAAATTTACCACCAATCATATCTAATGCTGTTTTAATATTATTCTCGTTTGAAACATAAGCTGTTCTAGGTGTAGGTATACCATACTTTTCAAATAGTAATGCAGTTGTAAGTTTGTTATCACAGGTTAACATTGCTGCTCTAGTATTCATCATAAATGCTTGTGAGTTTTGAAAAGCAGAGATAATAGATAAACCAGCTTCATCTTCAAGTGCGCCACCTCTAACTATGCAAACAGTATCTCTACCAGTAAATGTATGTTCAGCATTTTTGCCGTCATAGTTATATACGGTTAAAGTATTTTTATCTTCGTCTTTTTGTGTAATGATTGTTGATTTAGTATTTACTATAATACATTTTATACCTTTTTTCTTACACGCCTTTTGTATAAGATCAGCAGTTGTATTTTCTTTAGGGTCTTTTGAATCTGCTATCGTTACAATAGCAACTGTCATAGGTTTGTCTTTACGACCTACATCTGTTTCTGTGATAAATTCTCTAAACTTTGGTACTTGCATTTACTTCTCATCTTCAGTCTTTTCAACTTTTTTACCAATATTATATTTTGCTGATAAATTCCATTCTTTCTTTTCTTTAAAAGGTAAAACTTTTATCTGACTTAATGGAGCTTTGTTGTTAGTGGCTTTTTTTTTAACCACGTCAATCAAATTCCAATCTTGTAATAATACTGCTATTGTGTTTCTTCTTTGTATATCGTTTTCTGATAATGTAGATGTTTTGCCATCTAAAGCAAATAACTCTTTAAAGTGTACTATGAAATATTTTCCTTGCTTGTGTAATATATGACAAGATTGAAATAATGTTTTATCTTTTCTACTTGCTACACCAATTCTAGTTAAGGTCTCTCTGACTTTTAAAAAGTCATCAGGTTTGTTTATAGTGACCTCTAACATA